TTTCATTGTAGCAAGATATTTTCCAAATATACTTTTGTATTGATGAGTATTAATTGCTATTTTTATTTGAGATTTCATTTTATAAAGCCATACTTCTTCAATATAAGGAATATTAAAAATTTGCATAATTGAAAAAAATGTCCATGGTTTATCATCATAACATCCCATTATTCTGCATTCTTTATGCTGGTTATCTATCTAGCCGTTTTTAAAACTATATGCATCACCAGGATTAATTTTTTTACCACATATAGCACAATATATAACTTTTTCTTTATTCATAATTATCTCCTTAAAAAGCACTCGCTTCAATTTTAGGTGTAACTTTAATTTTTAGATCTTCTATATCCATTAATTCATAGTTGTAATTAGTAACAAATATTGGATCAATACGACATATTCCCCTATTAGATTTGCACCAAAGAAGAATGTCTTTATATCTTCCTCGTCTATTTTTATAAACAGAAATTTTTATATCTGGCATTTCAATACCCATAGAATTAACAATATTTTTTAATGCTTCTCTATCATCTTGACTAATTTGAAGCATAATCATACCGCAGTCAATTTTATCTGCAATAGCTTTTGCTCCGCGGAGTAAATTTTGGTCATACTGTTGAGCGGATACATAATCTGCATTAAGCTGCGTTGCCGACATAATAAATACTCCATATTGATTACACAAATCTTTAAGTCTAACACTAATCATAAAAAGAATATTATCTTCTCTTAATCCTTTAACTCCAGCTTTTGAACTAATTTCACTTAAAATTTTCATACTGGAATGAATATAATCCATAAAAACATAACGAGTTTCATACTGTCTAATTCCAAATTTAATTGTATTTTCAATATCTTGTAATGAAAAATCTGGTAACTTTTTAATATATAATGGACTTTTAGATAAGACATCTGCCGCCTTATTTACTCGTTCCCATTCATCCCCAATATATGTATTTTCAAGAATATGATCTTCATTTACGCCAGATAAGAAAGCAATCATCATTGTTTGAATTTCATCTTCTTCCTGCTCTGTTGTAATAAATTGAGTAGGTTCGCGAGTTCCATTATCTTCCCATTGTTTAGTTTCAAGATTATAAATTTTATTACAAGCAATAGCACAGGCATCTGCAATCATAGAACGAGTTTTTCCAACGCCAGTGGCGGCCGACCGCAAATAAAACTTTTTTAGTCTTGCTCCTCGATGAACTGCATTAACTAATCTCCCATAAAGAGGATAACCAATTTCGGGATTTGTTTTTAATCTTTCAAGAAGTGCTAATGCTCCATCTCCGGCTTGAATAACTCCATCTTCTGAGTTATCAACGTATTTTGATTTTATTTCATCAATTTTATCATTAATAGTGTTTGCAATTTCATTAATTGGAGTATTATCAAACCATGACTCTTGTGCCTCTTTCTTTTTTACATCTAATACATTATCAGGATCATATAACCATGATAAATCCATACCAACACTTTTATTATACATTCTTAAAAGTGTCATCTTTTTCATACGATTATAATAATAATCAAATGCTGCAAGTTGACACATTTCTTTAATATTTTCTAAATATTCAGAACCTTTATTTACTTTATATATAGCATATTTTTTTGGTCTTTGCTCTAAATATTTTTCTATATCTTCAATAGAAATCTGTTTTGCCCCAAGTTGATGAAGATTATAAATAGAACCAAATAAAATTCTATGAAATTCTTGCGGGAAGTCTTGCTCATTAAATTTATATTTATCTTCTAAGTCCAAAAGAGAAGGATTAATAAAAACATCTCCAATTACTTGCATACATGCAGATATATCTACATATTTTGATCCCATTATTCTTCACCCATAATTTTTGCATTTTTAAATGCTTTTATTAACATTATTAAAGTTTCTTGTTCATAATTACCAGCAAGAAGATGAGCGTCTGCACTTAATCTATGTAAACTCTCTTCAAAGGCATCTTTTTTAAAATGGTTTTCAAATTCTTTAGGTATTTCAATTAAAATTTTCATTTATCCTCCTCTTCTAGCCACATATGCGGCGGCCGCACATATACACGTGGAGATTCAATTTCAACAATCCTTTCTTTTGATGTTGTAAAATTAGAAAGGTCTTTTTCTTTATTAACTAATTGTGCTTGATAAAGAGCATAATAATAATTTAATGCTTGTTTATATATATAGGGGATAATTCCAATACTGCCATTGCTTTTTTCTATTGAATGTCCCTCTTTTTCATAATACCATTTTAAAGTTTTTAACATCCCACTATAGGTATAATTATTTTCTTTAACATATCTTTCAGCTAATTTTTTTGTTAATATATAATTATAATCTTCTCCAAAAAGTTTTTTAGTATAATCAAAAAAGTTTTGAATATCTTTTTCTTCTTGGCTCATATTAGCAAGATGTTCTTTCCAACAATTTAAATGTGCATATCTTCTTGCTGAAACTTTTTGAGTCGGTTCCTTATCTCGATCAAATTGTTTTTTACAATAAAGACAAATAACTTTATGAGCCATTTTAAAACTCCTTAAAATATTATATTTTAATTATATTATAATAAAAAAAAGATGTTTTGTCAAATTTTTATATTATTAACAAAACATCTTTATTATTTTATTTATTTTCTTTAGATAAAATTAAGAGATCATCATAAATAAGAGACAATGCTTCAGTTTGTTCTCTCGAACACTGACTCATTTTTTGTCCTCTACCAAGATATTTATCTGTAATTTGAACAATTCTAGGTTGATAATATTCTTTAAATTCTTCTTCAGAATTTTCTTCAATCATTTGTTCAATAAGTTTATTAGACTTCTTCATTAAATCATCAAAATCTAAATCTTTAGTTGTATCTTGATAAACATTTTTTCTTTCATTTGTAAAGAATTGTTCTCCATCTTCCTGGGCCTGCTTATCAATCGCTTCTCCAATTGCATTTACTAAATTTTCATATGTAAAATCAATATAGTCAGGAGTGTATTTAAATCTTGATCCAGCTTCATAACGAGGAGTTCCTCGCATAAATAATTTAGTTGAATTATTTCCATTTTTATCTGTTATAATTCTTGAATATCCAATAATATCTGCCATTCTAGCAACAACATTATTTGCTCTTTTATCTAAAGTTGGAACGATTTTATTATACTCAGTTCCATTTTCATCTTTAAAAGTTTTATCAGTTGCATGAGAAATTAAAACAAGTCCATAATCCATCATAACAATAGATCTAAGACATTCATCAAATTCCTTAGATACCATGCCATAACCTTTACCATAGGGAATATCACTAACGCTGTCTACTCCATAGCCGCCATCTGCTCTCAAGGCATTGTCACATATATATTTAGTACAATAATCATATGCAATATCACAAGTATCAATGGTAATAGTTGAGAACATTTCTTTTGCTTTGACATCTTTTAACTGTCTTAAAACTTTTCTAAATTCTGCCCAATTGTTTATAGGTTGTGCCATAATACCTGGAATTGCATTGTATCCTTTTTCAAAAGCTAAAAGAAGATTTTTTTCAAATTTTGCGGCAGTACTGGTTTTTCCGCTCTTAGGTTCTCCATAAAAGAATACACTATACCCGCGTAAATCTCTGCTTACTTGATGAGGTTGGACACTAAAAATATCTATATTAGCCATAAAACATTTTCTCCTTTCTTTTAAAATTAAAAGGGATTATATAATCCCTTTTAATTAAAATACAAATTTTCCTTCGGGAACTGTGCCAACCTTTTCTCCACCAAAATTAACACCGCCATTAGCCTTATTAGCCTGTCTCTCATTAAATCTTTTTTCTACTTCTGCAAGCATTACCTGTCTAGCCTGAGCCATTTTATTAACATCATCAATGGTTAAAACATCTTCCTCTCCAAAGTCATATGGAATTTTAGATGTTCCTGTAATGACATATTCTCTACTTTTTCTTTCATAACTCTGAACAGCTGCTTCTCCAAAGGCAGATTCCTCAGTTCTCTCTACTTTAATTGTCATACAATTAATATGACCCCAAACCTTTGTAAAAATAGGTTCTGAAGGTGTAATATCTAAATTTTCAAAGTAATTCATACCCATTTCATTTCTAACAACAAAGGAAATAGGTAAAATAACGGGTCCATATCCAAAAATGGCTCCACTTACTGTTACAAAATCTTTATCAATATTCTTTTCAGCGTTAGCCTCAATTCGAGTAATCTTAGTGATAAGCATATCAGCAGTAAAAGTATTTCTTTCATTTTCTGCTCCTAAAGCACTAACAATAGAACAGAAACCATTTTCATTTCTTACTGCTGCAACCTTTGAACCATCACCTGCAATAAAATCATTCAATGCAATAGATACTCCAGTACACTGAACTTTAAAAGCATTATCTTTTCCACCATTAACCCATGTTTTGTCAGGGTTATCAATAATCTTTTTAAGAGCGGTATAGGTATTATTAGTCTGTCCACTTCTGTAAGTAGGGGTTACATATGTGTAATGGATCGTTACTACATTTAAACCATTTTCATCCACAGCAATGTCTAAGTCTCCTGCAATATACTTGGTTCCAGGATTTTTAGAATTTTCTCCTGTTACTCTCTCTGAAAGCTGATTAAAATTGCTTCCTGTGCTATAAACATATCCTTCAATTTTTTCTGTATTAATAAACCTTGCGTTTGCTTTCATTAAATTCTTTTTCTCCTTTTATTAATCAACTTTTACTTTTATATTATAACAAAAATTTTTTTATTTGTCAAATTGATAAGTCTTTCCTTTTTCTGTAAGAGAATATTGAACAGGATCTTTTCCAACCTTTTCAAAATAACCATCATTAACTAGTTTTCTCATAGACCCCGCAACAGAGCGTCCAGATGTAAAAAGAGCTTCTGCAATTTCTTTTGATGTAAAAATATTATTCATAGTATTTACATTCTCTTGTGTCCAAGAAAGTATCTTTTTCCCATTTTCAGTTATAGCACCAGAGTTTTTAATTTTACCTTCTTTTAATTCATTAAAGAAATCATTTGCTAAAGGCCATTCTTTTGCATAAATATTCGCTAATCTTATATCTTGATCTTCAAATAAATACTCAATAATTTGAATAAATGCTTCTTTTTTAGTCATTTGTTTTTCCTTTTCATTTATAATATATTTTTTATCTTATAAATATATTATAACATTTTATTTTTTATTTTTCAATTTGAAAAGGAATATTTTCATCGTCAAAAATTAAATACTGAGCATAGGGTAAAGATCTTGCCCATTTAATAAAGTTGTTTTTAGATTGATCGTCTAATCCACTCCATTCATTAAGTTTATGTGAACGTCTTTGACCAGGTGAGCAAATAGCACGAATAGTTTCATAATTTGCAGTCCATGTTCTAGTTTGAAGCCAGCTTTCAGGCAACCACCGCACCAATTCTTTCCAATATCTTTTATCTTTTGTTTCAATATATTTTTGACGAAGAAATTCTAACTGTTCAATAATAACTTCGGAAAGCATTTCCGTTGTATTGCCTTGATAATAATCTAAATCTTTATTCATATCATCTGTTTCAAAACAATCAAGAGTAATAGGTTTGCTTGTTAGTTTGTGCATTTTAGATGTGCTGTTAGCTACTGTTGCTACTTTATAAGTATCTAGTTCGGACAAAAAATACATTGGAGCAGTAATATCAACAGAAACAAAAATTTGTCGTAAAAATTTACGATGTTCAGGGCCTGCTTTAATAAGAGTTTGAGCCAGGTTCATATCTTTTGGTCCAATTATCGCAAACTCTCCAACATTATCATATTTATTTAATTTTAATGTTCCATTTTTTAATAACTTATTGGCATACTTTTCTGCTATTACTGCACCTTCTTCGGAAAATTCTTTAGGCCAGTTTAACTCTGGATGAAATGTGGAGACCCATTTATCTGCAATTTCCATATCTCCATCATAATAATCTAAACTAGCAATAGTAAAATAGCTATCGCTTTTATCCCAACTTTCTTTGGGATTTCTCATTCCTCGAAAAGCTCCTTCAAAATTAAATATATTAGTATTTTCAAATTTCATATTAATCTCCTATTTTTATTTTCATAGAATCATCAGTATAAGTAATTTTATAAGGATTATTAAAAATAAGATTTGAAGGAGAGGTGTATGTCCATATAGTTTTTTTGGTATAGCCTTCGCTATAACCTTCCCAATAGCTTTTATTTAAAAGTTGTTCTAATTCATCTTTTGTTAGCTCAATTTTTCCTTTTTTATTTAAAGTAAAAACTTTTATCATATTTATTTATTTCCTTTCATAATATTATATCCAAATTTATTACTTTGATACATCTATATCCAAAACTTTTCTTTTTCATTTAATAATTCTTTTGGACATTCTTCTAATAATTCAAAAGTAAAATTCCATACACCGTCTTTTTGCATAGCATTATATAATTTATTTGTAGTAGATGCGTCAATTCCTAATCCACATTTACAATGTTGTTTCCATCTATCCGCTATATTAACACTTTGTCCAATATAACATTCTTCTGTATTTAAATTGGTAATTTTATAAATACCACAAATAGTTTTCTTTCCAAGAATTTTATTGCATAATTCTGTCATTTGTTTTTGAAAATATTGAGTCCATATTAATTTACTTAAAATAACAGGTTTATGAAGAGACAATTTTAAATTTTCCAATTTTTTTACATCTGCTAAATCTATATCATTAATTGATAATTTATAAAAATTAATCCTATCTTTTTTCTCTTGCTCGCGGAGTCTCGCCTATACACCTGCTGCTAATGAAGCCTTCAATTTATTAATATCATTTTGAATTTGCTATTTTTCTTCTTTTGCAGACTCTCGAATTTTTTGTAAATCTAAATGAATATTTTCTATTTCTTTAGAAGATTTTTCTTCTATCTATTTAATTTTATAATTGGTTGTTTCTTGATAATTATTTAAGTATTTATCAATTTCTTCTTTTTTGTCAGTTTGTTCTTTTATTAATTTTTTATTTAATTTCTATTTCTATTCATTTAAATATTTTTGATATTCAATAAAATTAATATGCTACTATTCTCTTTTTTTAATCTATGAATTTATAAGATTATTTCTATTTAATTCTAAATCATGAATCTATTTTTTTAAATTATCTAAATACTCTATTTGCTATATATCTTTATGTATTTTTATTTTATTTGTTATATAAAATAAAAATATACTTATAATTAAACTAATAAAACAAACAATATTTAATATAATCATATTTTCTCCAATATAAAAATAAGGACTAGATTTAAATCTAGCCCTCATAATTTAATATAAATTATTCTGCGTCTGGATCAAACTCCCTACCTGCATCTGTAAGCTGAATAAGTTTAATTGCCTTATGGAGGCCAGTTTCAGGATCTTCAATTTCAGCAGGTACACGCACCATTAACGGCACTTCATTCTTATCTGCATCCTTATGTCTCTGGAAAGCAGAAGTAATAATTCCATTTACAGACCTAACTGAAAGGTCAATTGCATTCGCAATATCCTGAGCGGTAAAATCTTCTCCATCATGTTCCTTTACATAATCAAAAACTTTTCTACTATTTTCTTTAAGCATAATCTTTTTCTCCTTATTTTTTATTTTATTTGTTTTATAATATTATTATACTAAAAAATTTTTATAAAGTCAAAATACTTTTACTTTATATCTTATTAATATTTACAAATATATTATATATAAAATTTTTTTATTTTTCAAGGTATTGCTTCATAAAGTCAGTTTCTGAAATAATTGGAATACCTAGTTTTTGAGCTGTTTTATTCTTAGACGATGTGCTGTTTACATCATTATTAATAAGTATGTCTGTTTTACTAGAAATTGAACCTACAACCTTCCCGCCATTTTTTTCAATAACTGATTTTAATTCATTTCTATTTTTAAAATTTGTAAGTTTTCCTGTAATAACAATAGTTTTTCCTTTAAGATTATTATTTATTATTTCATTGTTAACAATAGTGGTTTCTAAAATTAAAATTTTAGAAAGTTCATCCATTTCAGAATAATCAAAATGTTTTAATTGATATTCCATTTCTTCACCAAAATTATCAAGGTTAAAAAAATGATAATCCTTATCTTTTACAGCTGTACGAAAATCTTCATACGTTTTAAAATGATTTGCTAAAACTTTTGCTGCGGTCTGTCCTATAAGGGGAATTCCTATCGCAGATATAAATTTATCTAATGTTGTATGTTTGCCTTTTTCTATTGCATCTAAAATTTTAAAGACTGATGCTTTTCCAAAACCTGGTTTATCCATCCATTCCATTTGATGATTATAAAGCCAAAATATATTTTTTATAGAATCTACCCATCCCCAATCAATTAATTTTTGAAAAGTTGCTTTGGATAGTCCTTTAATATCAAGACCTTTTTTCCCATAAAAATGTTCAAGTCTATTTACTAATTTACCTTCGCAGAGAGGGTTATCACAATATGCATTAATTACTCCATCATCACTGGTTATATATACAATATCACCGCTACATATGGGGCATCTTTCAATAGCATCGTTAGCAGATACTCCATTATGAGCAATTACATAACCATAATCATGTTTTGGTCCAGCTTCCGCAATTTGTGGAATAATTTGATTTGCTTTAAATATTTTTAATGGTTCTCCAACATAAGCACATTCACCAAGAATTTCTTTCATAACACTTACATTATGAAGAGATGCTCTTTCTACTGTTGAACCGTCAATATCAATAGGATCAAATACTGCTACTGGAGTAAGAACACCAGTTCTTCCCATTGTCCATTGAATATACTTTAAATTAGTTGAATAAGTTTCATCATACATTTTAAAAGCCATTGCTCCAAGAGCGTGATGAGCAGTTGACCCCAAGCTATTATAATATTTTTGATCATCAAATCTAAATACATATCCATCAATAGGAAAAGTTGTAAATTCTTTCCAATTATTTAAAATTTTAATAGTGTCATCAACTGTTTCAGCATCTCCCACTCTTGGGACGGTAATAAAACCATAATTATCTAATTCTTCTAACTGATGCATAAAAGAATTATTTTCATAACCTTGAATAAAATCCCAAGCTACAAACATTAGATTGCGGCGAGCGCACTCTTGTGCATCTAGTAATCTAATGCTTCCCGCAGCAAAATTACGAGGATTTTTATATTCATTTTGAAATCTTTCAAAATTATCTGTTGTGCAAAGTATTTCTCCATCAATTACCATAACTTCTTTTGTCGTAGGAATTGTTAATGGAATATTTTTTATGGCATAAATATTATGAGTAATGTCTTCTCCAACTTCACCATTTCCACGAGTATCAGCATGATCAAATTTACCATCTATATATACGAGAGAGCATGATAATCCATCAAGCTTAAACATGGCTACCCAATCATGTCCAGATACAAATTTTTTTATATCTTCTATATTTTTTGTTTTATCAAGAGATAACATGGGGTGGGTATGTCGAATTTTTTCTAATTTAGAAACTTTTTCAAAATGAATTTTTTGAGTTGGCGAATCTGGATAAATAATACCAGTTTCTTTTTCCATTTCTTGCAATTTAAAATATAGTTCATCCCATTTTTTATCACTAATTTCAGATTGACCTGCATCATAAAGAACTGTTAGTCTATTTAATTCATCTATTAAACTTCTAATTGTCCATTCTTTCATATTTATTATTCCTTTTAGTAATTAGTAAGCATCGCAACTCCACCATAATTGAAATATGGTTCAGATACATTTTTGTTGTTTACATCACTATAAAATTCTTTAAACTTTTCTATGGCTTCTTCTTTGGTTTTGGCATATGCAATAGCAACATCATCCATATAATTATGTTCAACTAAAACTCCTGGTTTTCTGTATACGAATAGCCTTGGCTATTCTAGCGACTTTATTGCCATATCAAGTGCTTCTGAAATTTTAATTCCTTCTGGTTCATACATATGATGAACATCCATATGGTTTTTAATTCTTATAATTGCTTCTTGTTTTGTCATTCTATAATTTCCTTTACTTTTATAATATATTATAACATATTTTTTATAAAAAAACAAAAAAGAGGGTTAAAAACCCTCTTTTAAAATTTTACAATAGATGAAATATTAGATTTTAACATAATATTACCAAAACTTGTTCTAGATAATAAAGGCAAGTCTGTTGCTGCAATGCATATAGAATTAGGTTGACCAGTAAGAAGAATTATATCATTTTTTGAAACTGTTGTTGCTCCTGCTATTTTTCCAAATGAAGCACTAGGTCTATAAATGACCAATCCTTTTCCGCCACGTCCTTGTATGGTAAACTCTTTTATAGAAGTTCTTTTACCATATCCTTTTGTAGAAAAAATAGCAATATCATCTTTTTCTGATGAAATAGGGATACCAACAATAACTTCATCATCCTTATCTAGTTTAATACTTTTGACACCTGCTGCAACTCTTCCAATAGGATTAATATTTTTACTTTCAAAATGAATAGACATACCATTTTTTGTAATTACAAGTATATCTTCTTCATTAATAAATTCAACATTAGCAATAGAGTCGCCATCATTGATTTTGATTGCGGCGATACCTGTACT